GTACAGTGCGGTTGCTTTTATGGTGATTTAGCGCAGTTCCGCGAGATCGTCAAGAAAACCCACGGCGATAGCAAATACGCCAAAGAATATCTCGCAATTGCCGACTTGATGGAGCTGCACTTTGCGGAGGAGGAAGAAAAGCAGAAGCCAGCCGAATGAATGACCAGCTTTTGGGGCCGCTATTACGCTGCGGGAGGTATTGGCATGAACCCTTTTGAGATTGAGATGGCATTTGAATACAATGACCCGCAAAAATACCAGGTATTTTTTGAAACTGTCCAAATCGCAATCCTGGACACGAACAACAGCGAACGATGGAAATACAGTCAGATTTGCGCCGCCTACTGCGCTGCAATGAGAGGCATGGCAAAACGACTGGATGAATCGGAGAAAGCAAACAATGATCGAGCTTGATTTTCCAGGCTGTGGAGCAACAGACGAATACGGCCACCCCATTATGTGCGAGGATTGCATTTGGGGCGAAACGTGCATTGATAGCACGGTAAGGGAGGATAACGATGGAACTGAAGAACTATAGCATTGAAGCCACAGGAAGCCTTTACTGCTCGGAAAACTTTGCAACCATCTATGTTGATGGGCAAGCCTATGGCATTGAAAAACTAATCTACGAGATGATGAAAAGCCTGAAAAAGGAAGAAAATCTCGGCATTGAAACGTGCGGAACACTGAGTATCACGTTCACCAGAGAGGCTGAAAAGCTGACTGTGAACGGGACTGTGAAAAAGGAGGAAAAGGCATGAGCGCCCCCAATCTGAAAGGAGAAGCTGTCTGATGTTTAATGAGAAGAAAACGGAGTATTCTACTAAATCTCGGCAGGAGATTCCCGTTATACAGACCCCTAAATATATTGCAAGCCGTGATAAAGCGTTAAAGGCGATTGCAGATCGCCCATACCTTAAAGAATCTGATTTTTGGATTCTCATGAACGAAACCAAATCCGGGAAGATGGCGTACACAGGCCTGATTATCAACCACAATGCTTGTCTTAAAATCAACGACAATATGCCGGAGAAGGACAAATTCAACCCTGAGTGCGTGTCTGTTGACAAGTCAGGATACGGCAATTCGCTTGTGTACACCTATATAAATAAAGCACAAGGCATTTATGAGGTTGGTGAAGCGTCATCAACGAATTGCAAGAATGCTTATCCTTACGCGATGGCTTATAAGCGGCTGTTTGATCGCACTGTCCTTAAAATCTGCAAGCTGGCATTTGATGGCATTTACTCTGACAGTGAAGCGGATGAATTTAAGGAACGGTACGAAGAAGAACCGCAGCAAGTTACAGCTACACCGGAAGTCACTCTGCAAGCCGTGAAGGACTTGGCTTTGACCGAGCTGAAAGGTTACGCCCAGCGCACAGGCAAAGACAACAAGGCCGTCAACGAGGACGCACGAACCTTCATCGGCAAAGCCTATAAGGACTTCACCGCCGATGACTGGCGCGGCGTTGCAAAGGAGTTTGAGCGCAGAAAATGAGCCATACAATCAACATCGCGGATGCTACCTTGATGGGTGAGATTTTGATGCTTCGTCTTAAAAGCAAGCCGGACATGGAAGAAGCGCAGAACTTTGCAAATGAAGTCAAATCCGGCCCCGGCAAGCTGTTTGCAGGTGTTTTTGGCGAGGTACGGAAAAAGCGCAGCCTGACTTCTAACGCTTATGCGTGGACGCTGCTGAACCAGCTTGCCGAAAAGCTGAAAAAGCCTGCTGTTGAGATTTATCGCGACCTTGTGCGGGATGTTGCAGGTGCAAGCGATATCGTCACCATCAAGCAGGAAGCAATAGAAACCTTTAAGCTCGGATGGGAAAACCAGGGACAGGGCTGGCAGGTTGTTTTGCTGGACACCATGCCTACACCAAACGGCACGTTCTGCACTCTGCAATGCTGGTATGGTTCCAGCGTATACGACAGCAAGCAGATGCACCGCCTGTTGGAACTGATTGTGCAGGAGTGCCAGCAGCAGGGAATCCCCACAATGACACCGGACGAAATCGCAAAGCTGAAAGGACTGACCGGCGAATGAAAAACGAATTCGGCGTTGTGCTTGATTCCAACGGCTATGCACCGTCCATCATGCCAAACCGGAAAGACATGTTCGGTCACCCACAGTGTTACTGCTGCATGAACGGCCATGATCTGGTACGGCATGAAGTGCTTTACGGCCAGAACCGGGCAAAAAGCAAAGCACTTGGCCTGTGGATTCTGGTTTGCCCGGATTGTCACAGGTGGATTCACGGCGAAAAACAGCGCTGGCCTAAAATGGATGGGCTGGATGCCATGATGCGGCTTGAACTTAAAAAGACCGCACAGCGCATGGCAATGATGGATTACAGCTGGACAAGGGAAGAGTTTGCCCGGCGGTTTGGAAAGAATTATTTGGAGGATTAAAGACATGTTGAATGTAGTTGCACTTATGGGAAGACTGGTTGCTGACCCTCAGCTGCGCCAGACTACAACAGGTAAAAATGTTGCATCGTTCCGCGTTGCGGTAGATCGGGGACGCAAGGATGCCAACGGCCAGAACCTGGCGGATTTCTTCGACATTGTGGCATGGGACAAGAGCGCAGAATTTGTCTGCCGCTATTTCCAGAAAGGCAGTTTGATCGCCGTTGAGGGGCGTTTGCAGAGCCGGAACTATCAGGACAAGAGCGGTAGCAACAGGAGCGCCGTAGAGGTGGTCACAAGCAACGTTTCATTCGCAGGCAATAAAGAACCCGCCCAAAGTCAGAACGTGGCTAATAGGGCCGTTTCTGCGCCTGTGGTGGCAAACAATGAGTACGAGCCGATTGAAGATGACGGCGATCTCCCCTTTTAAGTTTTGAGCGAAAGGCAGGTGATTAAATTGGGTTTTGTACATGGGACGCAATGGACGGACGATATGGTACAAGCACAGGAGTTTTGAAAAATGGCAAACGAAGGGTACATCAAGCTGTACCGCCGCATGATGAAATGGGGGTGGTACACAGACACTCCAACAAAATGTGTGTTCCTGCATCTGCTATTTCTGGCCTGCTATGAACCATGTTATTACAAGGGGGTTCACTTGGAAACCGGACAGGCAGTTGCATCTATCCGCCAAATTTCAACAGATACCGGCATATCTGTTCAATCTGTGCGCACTGCTTTATGCCATCTAAAATCAACACAAGAAATAACACAGTGCGAACACGGAAAATTCAGCGTGTTTACGGTGAATAATTACAGTAATTACCAATGCACTAACACAGAATCTAACAAACAGGTAACACAGAACCAACACAGTGCTAACACAGACCCTTATATAAAGAATAATAAAGAAATTAAGAATACCCCCTATACCCCCCAAGGGGATGACGCGATTTCTCCTCGATTTGACACCTTCTGGTCAGCCTATCCCAAGAAGACAGGCAAGGCAGTTGCACGCAAGAAATTTGAGAAGCTTGTTACTGACGAATCTACCTTGTCCGCAATCCTGAAAAGCCTTGAGTATCTCAAGACCACAGAACAGTGGCAGAAAGATAGCGGAAAGTATATTCCGTATCCTGCCACCTGGCTGAATCAAAAGCGATGGGAAGACGAAACAGCGCATCCGCCTGCTGAACTCCGCAAGTCTAAAAACCTGATTCCTATCTATGACCGGGAATACACACGTGAGGAACTGATTAACGGAGTTGTTCCAAAGCTCATTGGGTGGAAGGAGGCAGGCAAATGAATACAGCTGTTGCGGAAAAAGCCGTTATCGGCATCATGCTGATAGAGCCCGACCGGCAAAGCGAAGCGTTCAAAAGCCTTACAGCGCAGATGTTCAGCATCAAAGACCTGGGTGATATCTTCCTGCTTTGCAAGGAGCTTGATCGCAGAGGGGAACGGGCGGATGCAGTATCGATAATATCACGCTGCAAAGAAAACATCAAGGCGATTGCTTACGAATGCGCCCAGACAGTTCCATCGGTGAGCGGATTTAACACCTACATCAACTGTGTCCTGGATGGATACCGGAAGCGGCTGATGATTGCCAAGATGGGCGAACTTGTGGCATCGGATGCAGACGCGGATGAAATGTTCGGCGCGGTTGCCGCCATGATGGAAAAGCAGCAGCACATCATGGAGCACCAGCGCCAGCGCAGCGCAAAGGACTTTGCTGATGGCATAGAGGACTTCCTGCAATGGCTGAAAAAACCGAATGACAACATCCAAACAGGTTTTGGAACGCTGGATAAGCTGACCGGCGGACTTGTACGAAGCGGCGTAACAGTGATTGCTGCCCGGCCCGGCAAAGGCAAATCAACACTGGCCCTGCAAATGGCGGCGCAGATATCGCAAACCTGCCTGACGCTGTACCAGTCAATGGAAATGAGCCGGGAACAGCTTTACACAGCAATCTTTTCCCGATGGGAACAGATCGACAGCATCCGCATCACAAATCATGCGCTGACCGAAGAGGAAGAAAGCAAGATTGCAGAGGATGCAGAAATCTTGAAAAGGCGGTACAAGCTGATTCTGGATGATTCCAGCCTGACCAGCCTTGCAGACGTTGAACTGACCATCAAGGAGCGAAAACCGGAAGTGGTTGTCATTGACCATCTGGGACTTGTGGCACCACCGAACGCCAAAGAAAAGCGCAATGACGAATTAGCGGCCCTTACACGGGGATTAAAGCAGCTGGCAATGAAATATCATATCTGCATTATTGAACTTGTACAGGCCGCGAGAGCCGCCGACACGGGACTTATCAAGATGTCCGACATGTTCGGCTCCGCCACCATTGAACACGATGCAGACATGATTCTTGCCATTAACCCGGAACACTACACCAAATTGCGAGAACAGCGGGAAGAAGACCCGCCAAGCGAAAGCGATACCGTGATTGAGATCGTCAAGAACAGGCACGGCGCTTGCGGACAGCTTGATTTTGCGTGGGTGAAGCCGTTCCATCTATTTTGTGAGGTGACAAACATTGACTAACCGAGAAATGTACATGCAGCTTGCACAGATTTGCACAGAAAAAACGATTGAACTTGACCGGGAAATGGAAAAATACGGCGATAAGTTGGCGGAGTGCGCTTATGGCGCAGCACAATGGAAGCTGAAAGCAGCGGAATTCCGGGCAAAGGCACGGGAGGAAGACATGTGATCTACAAGTACATTATCCCGTTGCCGCCGGTCACGAAAAAGAACTCACAACGCATTTTGGTGAATCGAAAAACGGGAATACCGTTCATAGCCCCTAGCAGCGCCTATAAGCGCTATGAAGAACAAGCCATATACTTTCTTACCCCAAAGCCAAAAACCCCGCTGGCGGGGCGCTATCGCGTTGCTGCGGTGTTCTACATGCCAACCCGCCGCCGCGTGGACTTAACGAACCTACTCGAAGCCGCCCATGACACGCTGGTAGCCGCAAAAATCCTTGCAGACGATAACAACACCATCATTGCCAGCGTGGACGGCTCCCGTGTGCTCTATGACAAAGAAAATCCAAGAACGGAAATTATTATACAGGAGTTGATGAACCATGAAAACCGTTCAACATACGGAGAATAGAAAATGACCGGAACGCTATCCGCCCCATGCGAGCACTGTCAGGAACGCCACGCGCTATGCCATAGCACTTGCAGCAGGTATCTTGCATACCGCGCCAAGATGGATGACATCAGCAAGCGGCGCATGCAGGCGCAGGCATTGAACGAAGCGGATGTGCTCAGGGGAGACAAAATCCGGCGGGATGTGAGAAATCACGGCCTGCCGGGACACAGGAGGAGATAAACATGAAAGCCAAAATACAGCTCCCGGTCTGTTACAAAAAAGAAGCGGAAGCCTATATTGCAAAGCTTGAAGCTGAATCAATCGCAAGGGTGCATGAAGAAGTGATGAAAGAACGGCAGGATATTGCTTTGAGGTCGCTGTATTTATGCCTACTGGCCTGCTATCAGGTGGGACTGAAGCCGTCAACGCTAATCAGAATCCAGAATGCCATGAGCGGCCCAGTCACGGAAAAGTATTCTAGCTACCGCGTTGACCAGCTTGCCGACACATGGGCGCAGGTTACCCTGCAAAACATCGGGGTTGATGTGGCTGAAACGGGGGAGCAATTATGAGCTTTGAAACGCCTGAAAATATGGATAAATGTTGCAGCGCTTGCCGATGGAATGAAACGTTCAACAGTGTGTGCTGCAATGCTGACAGCCCGCATTGCGCCGACTTTTGGGATGACGGATGCGATGAATGGGAGGATAAAAGCGATGCCGGTTTGTGAACTATACCACGACAACTTCCAAAATTACAAATGCTACGGAATACCACATGCACAGCTCGTGATTGCTGATATCCCGTATAACATCGGCGCAAACGCATATGCAAGCAATCCCATGTGGTACAACGGCGGCGATAACAAGAATGGTGCAAGCAAACTGGCAAAGAAAAATTTCTTCAACACCGATGGAAGGTTCAAAATTGCGGAATACATGCACTTCTGTTCTAAATTGCTTGTGAAAGAGCCGAAAGAGCGCGGTAAAGCTCCTGCAATGATTGTGTTCTGCGCATTTGAGCAGATGCAGGAAATTGCAGAGTGGGGTAAAAAATACGGGTTCATGAAATCCTACCCGTTGTTCTTCGTAAAAAACTATTCTGCGCAAGTGCTTAAAGCAAATATGCGTATTGTTGGCGCAACGGAATTTGCTGTTGTGCTCTACCGGGACAAGCTGCCAAAATTCAACGGCAACGGGCACATGGTCTATAACTGGTTTGAATGGCGGCGAGATTCCGGCAAAGAATATCCCAAAATCCACCCCACGCAAAAGCCTGTAAATCTGCTGCGCCGTCTGATTGAAATCTTTACTGATCCTGGTGATGTTGTGATTGACCCGTGCGCGGGCTCTGGCACAACGCTGCGGGCAGCATATGAGTGTGGCCGCGATAGCTATGGGTTTGAAGTTGACCGCAAGTTTTATACGTTGGCAAAGCAAAAAATGCTTGATTTTAGCGAATCACAGCTAACATTTGAGGAACTGGCATGAGAAAAGCCGAATATAAGCGCATGCGGGGCGTAAAAGAAAATTACGTTCGAGACCGGATGCGGCTGAAAAGGATATTCTGCACCAGCATTAAGCATGTGCGCTGGATGAAACGATATATCAACCGCGCACCGAGACACAAAGAGAAACGGGAGGATTCTCAATCCGAAATCGCTCAATCTGCGCCAGAACATGGCATATGTAGAGGAGGTATCAGAATGAGTACAACAATAGGCTGCCCGATTCCAGGCGCAAGCCAGCCGAAAGAACAGCCCGAAACGATAGTAGAAAGAATCGGTGAGCCTGCATTTCTTGAACAGCTTGCAGAAGAGTGTTCAGAACTTGCGCAAGCAGCGTTGAAAACCGCGCGGAAGTATCGCGGTGAAAACCCAACGCCTAAAACCATTGACGAATGCTATGATGCTTTGCAGGAAGAAATTGCAGACGTGATACTTTGCGTGAGCGGATATCTTGATTGCAAAGGGCCTGATTATATTGATTGCGTCATGCGGATAAAATTCGAAAAGTATGAGCGCTGGGACCAGAGATTAAAGGAGGATGGCAGATGAACTGGGAAGAATATGCGTCTACGGTCGTAAATCTGTATAACAGGCTGCGAGAAAAAGGCTGGTCAACATATGGCGGACAAAACAGCGAAGTTATGCGTTTGCTGAATCTGTATTTTATCAGCGGCGCATACATTGACCGCGGGAAGGGGAAAGACGATGAGTATTGCCAGAACTGTGGAGCAAGGATGGTGAACGCAGATGAATTACCCGGTAAAAATCATTGATAAAGCATGTATGAGTTACATAATCGACCACCAAGAGGAGAAAAAAGGATTGTATCTATCTTTGGAAAATTGTGAAGGTGGCGCTGTCGTGGTAGCTTGCGACAATAGCACGGGCTTTGCATATATCGAAGAATTTGACAGCGTGAAAGCTGCTATCAAGTAGTTGCGGAGGGAAGAATGAAGCAAACATTTTTTGACCCAGTAAACAGCAAGTGCATTTCCGCCGAAAGAGATGAGTGGATAAGCGTTAAAGACAGACTGCCAGATCCAGACGAAAAGGTCATTGTTTACAACGCAGAAAACGAGGGTACATTTTTTGCTCGTCGCATTGAAAGCAATTTTGAATGCTGGGATGCGGTTACAAGAGAATTCGTAAACTGGCGCTGGGTGCCGTATGGATATATCTGTATTACGCTTGAATCCGTCACCCACTGGATGCCGCTCCCCAAACCGCCAAAGGAGACATATAATGACGAACAAAATTTACGAACGAGCCTTTAACGTCGCCATAAAATACGGCTTTTGCAGCGATTGCAGATGGAAGCTGGACGGGAGCTACTGCCACGAATGCGACTGTTACCAGAACGCCGTCAAGGTAATCCGGGATGCGTTAGAAAAGCTTGATGATATCGAGGAGTCTAAAGCGACCGTTTGGCACAATGCACAGAATGACCCGCCTAAAGAAATTGGGATTACTTTGCTAGCTTGCGACAATAGCACGTCTGATGCCCAGTGCTGCTTGGAGTTTGACAGCGTGCCGAAGATTTCAGATTTTGGTGATGAGAATGACCTGATTCGGCGCGGTGATGCGTTGAAAGCCATTAGAAAAGCATGTATCAGTGCGTATTTGCCGTTCGATTCCGCCACGCCGGAAGGACAGCGAGTAATGGATGCTCTATATGCTGTATGGAAAGTGAAAAAAGAGGGAAAGACGCATGACAGTATTTGACACAAACTGCATCTACACAATCAAATGCCTTGCTTTGATCTTCGTTGCAGCACCGGGCGCGATGCTTATCGGCGCATTGCTGATCTACCTGTTTGCACTGTGCTGCAAAAAGATTTCAGGGCTTCGGAGAGAGCAAAAATGAACATTTTCCTTTCAATTCTTGGAACCGCGATTGTCACAATTTTGATTGCGGGAGCCTATTCCATCGGCGTATCTGTCGGCAGAGCTGCGGCGGGGTATGAAGATGATGACCGGGAACCGGTAATTTACATGGATCACACGCACGGAGGCGAATAAATGGTTAAGATTTGCACTGAATGTAAAAAGGAATTTGATGGAAGCGCAAAAACCAGGCTTTGCCCGGAATGCAAGGAAAAGCATCGGAAAGCGGCTGATGCGCTCCAACGTGAAAAGCACCGCAATCAACCTTTGGTCAAATGCGAATGGTGCGGGCGGCTTTTTACCAGAAAAAAGAACGAAAAGAAGTGTGAAGCATGCCGAAAAGAAGGAAGATATGGCAGCCCACAGATGGTGGCACACAGCAAAAGGGAGCCGCCTAAAGTGAGTATTAACAACGTTCTTAAGATTGCCGATAAAGACGGCACGACTTACGGAAAAGCGGTTCTGGCACACAACATTTGAGGAGGAATATATGAAAAGTATTGGAAACGCGCTTTCACTGACTGCGACTTTGGCATTCATCGCCTATATGGTGCGCATCACAGGAAGCGGTATTTGGGCATGGATGGTTTTTCCGTGCTTTATGTTCGCAATTCTGGGCTTGAGCAACTGAAAGGAGGAAACAATGGAAAATAACTGCTGCAAAAGCTGCAATACTGTGCACAAACAGGTTGCTGTTGTGCTGGATGACGGAGCATACATGCCGGAATACGCGCATTTTGGCTGGGATGCAGGTGCAGACCTGAAAAGCCCTGTTGATGTGATGATTCCGGCGAACGGAAGCGCTGTAATTGATACCGGCGTGCACATTGACATTCCGCAGGGCTATGCTGGGTTCCTGAAAAGCAAATCCGGCCTGAATGTTAAGTATGATCTGACAAGCGAAGGTGTGATCGATGCAGGATATACCGGGAGCATCTGCGTAAAGCTCTATAATCACGGAAAAACGGATTATAAAGTCCATTCCGGGGATAAAATTTCCCAAATCGTGTTTATCAAGGTGGAAACTTTCGACTTTTACCCGTGCAGCAAGATGCCGGAGCGGGAACGCGGCAACGCAGGATTTGGTAGCACCGGCAAATAAAAAAACTTGCATATTAGCGCATAATATGCTATAATATCAATAAGAAATAGCGTGCCAAGTGCTTAATTGCCAAGTGCCAGTTGAACTTGAAAGTTCGGCTGGCACTTTTGCTATATGGAGGACACATGAAACTATACTGTGCAGACTGCATGGACATCTTGAAGGGAATACCAGAAGGCAGTATAGACATGATTTTGTGCGACCTGCCCTATGGCACAACGCAGAATAAATGGGATGTCATCATCCCGCTGGAGCCGCTATGGGCGCAATACAGGCGCATAATCAAAAGCAATGGCGTTATAGCACTGCACAGCGATATGCCATTTACAGCGGCCCTTGTAAGCGCTGGGAAAGACTTGTACCGGTATGAGCTGATATGGGTAAAGGAAAACGGAAGCGACTTTCTGAACGCAAACCGCAAGCCCCTGAAAGCGCATGAAAGCATTCAGATATTCTATAAGCACCAGCCGACCTATAACAAGCAATATGTGGACGGAAAGCCCTATAAAAAGAGGGGGGGGGCAAAGGCGAAAGGATTCCCAAAACTGGGGAAAGTTTCGTGACGGCATCTTAACAGACTGTAGTGACGGCAAGCGGAACCCTACAACAATTCTGAAATTCCCAAGGGAAGTGGGATTGCACCCCACCCAAAAGCCTGTAAAGCTGGAAGAATGGCTGATTAAGACGTACACAAACCCGGGCGATACGGTATTAGACAACTGCATGGGCAGCGGAACAACCGGAGTAGCCTGTATCAACACAAATAGAGACTTCATCGGGATAGAGAAGAACCCCGACTATTATAAAACGGCCATAAGCCGCATAAAGGAGGCACAGGACAATGGGAAGCAGGGCAACCAAAAGAAACAGCCCGATCATGATTGATAATGACCCTGATAATGTGCCGGAAGGGAATCAAAGGCGCATTGAATTTTTGCTTGTGATATCCCAGCTTCCCAAAATAAGCACAAACGACCTGCCAGCCCTCAGAAAACGCTTTTATGACTATCTTGATTTGTGTGTCAAGTATAACATGAAAGTAGGCAACATGGCGGCGTATGCTGCTATGGGAGTGGATAGGGACACTGTAAACTGCTGGGAAAGCGGAAAAAGGCGCAGCTCGCAAAAGGAATACCAGGAATTCGCACGAGAAATAAAGCGTGTATGCGGGATGTACCGGGAAATGCTGATGCAGGACGGTGCAATCAACCCGGTAACAGGGCTGTTCTGGCAGAAAAACTACGATGGACTGCAAGACCAGCAAGAAATCATTACCGCAACAAAAGACCCGTTAGGCGAAAACATGTCCCGCAAGGAAATAGAAGACAGATTCAGTGCCGACTTTGTAGAGATAGACGACTTTAAGGAAGTCAAAGAGTCGGAGCAACCGATGGAACCGGTTCAAACAAAGCCACGCAGGGAAAAGAAACAAGCGAAAGAAACTGAATAAACGAATACAGAGCATCTAGCAGCATATAAACAAACTGCCGGGTGCTCTTTTATTATGCCGATACTCTCACTTTAATACCACATTAAAACCTAAAAGCAGAGAGAGAATGCCAGATAATGGCAGTAACTAACCCCAAAAAGCGGATAACAAAGGCAAAAAGAGGAAACTAAAGCCCAAAAAGGGGAAAAATAAAGCGGGGAATAACGTGAACGATTTGCCGTCATCATCAAAAAAGACCCCTAAACACGAATAATTATCCCACCTCCAAAAACCATCTCTTGAAACAAATCTCCATGTGAAATGGTTAAAAACACAGGGATTATACCAAAACTATGCACCAAAAATACATAATAAAAGAAAATCACCCAACTTTTATACCGATTCGATGTCGAACCCGTTCGACTTTATCAGTCGCAAACCCATGAACCTTGTCCGACTTTGGCTGAAATACCATTGCTTGCAACAATACTACATGCGGAATGAGCAAAAATACGGGGTATATACCTGAATCATGAAACAAAAGTGCATAATTCAAACCCAATTCGACTTTGCCGGAGATTTTTTCGCGCAAAATCATTCGACTTTTAGGCAGGGGATGGCCCTTCGACTTTGGGAGCGTTTCGACTTTGGTTCGACTTTCAAACCCGTTCGACTTTGGCAGCGGGATGCAGACCGGCGCACCTTGACCGCAGCGTCTTCAGGCCCGGCGGATATGATCCCCAGGACGGCTCCAGCTGGGCAAAATGTACCTTTTGGGGGCATATTTCGCTAAATAATGATTTAGCGAATATCAGATTGACGTTGCATCGTGCATTAAATTTTGAAAGCAGCCCAAAAGCACAAAAGTACATAAAAAAAGCGCCGCCGGGGATGCCGGAAGCGCTGGAATTCATTCGACTTTCAAACCGATTCGACTTTCGTTCTACTTTGCCCGCCGGGTTCCAGATGTGGCATGCAACGCCCGGCGGGTGATCTGGTGGGGCGTTACTTGCTTGCATCGCGCTCCCGCCGCTCTTGACAGGCCTGCAAAATATAGGCTTGGAGACTCTGCCCGGCGGCGGCTGCATCCGCGCGGATTTGTGCGCCCTCCGGCTTATCGGGACGTATCATTATATTGTCACGCGCCTTATTATATTTAACGCTGGCCCGCGTGTGGGCCTCTGTAACTGCCATGCGATCACCTCCGTGCTCTCATTATACCATAATATGTTATAACCGTAAACGTACAAATACAACCACAAAAACACCGTTAACGTTGTGCAAAATGTCAATAGACAATAACCGTTAACGGTGATATGATATAGACATCAAAAGAAAACAGCCCACAGGGCAGGAGGTAACAAGGATGAAACTTGAAAAATACGGCATCAAGATGCAGGGCTTGAAGAAGGCCGCCGGGGAAACAAAGGGGCTTGACGGCTGGAATGGATATGTGCAAATCAGCTATGACCGGGCTGATGGCGAGGTCATCGCGGTGTATCACATTGACGTTAATGACTGGACGCGGTACTACAGTGAAACCATTATCCCGGTGAAGAATACGCGCGAGCCGATGACAATGCAGGGCATTGCGGACGCTGTAGCGCTTGCCCTGGACGAAACGAAAAGGAGAGCGTGAGCATGTACATGTATGATCTGTACGTTGCCGAGTTTGACAATGGCGACAAAATGACGGGGTACGCGCTATTTATTCCGGTGCTGCCGTATACGGGAGCGTGGCGGCAGATTACCGGGGCATATCAGCGGATACTTGACGCGTTTAACGCACGTAACAAGCTGCTAGAGTTTGACGAGGTTGATTTTTTCAGAGCGTACCAGCGCACCTTTTAGCGGACACTTTAGCAGGGCTGCACCGTAAAGCAACCCCGCCCCACTGCCAAAACAAAAACAACACGAAGGAGCGTATAAAAATGAAGAAACTGTATTTTGAAGGCGCGGGCATGTTTGGGTGCCGCGACACTGCCGAAGAGCTGCGCGGGAACTGCCGTCTCCGCACTATGTTTCATGACGACCAGGGCCGCGCGGTGTACCTGGAGATCTTGAGCGGGATGAACAAGACCGCCGGGCGGCTGTATGTAGACAGTTGCCATTATATCGGCAAGGATGGCTGCAACCTGCTGCGGCTTCCTGTAGAGCGTGACGGCAAGCGGCGCGAGTACACCCCGGAGGGCATTTTGGCGCTGCTGGATGAGATCGGCGCACACTTTGACGCGGTGGAGGTTCTGCCACACCTGGCAGGGTATCGGGTGTTTGCGGATGAGTACCGTAGCGGAGACACCGAAGCCGAGTATATGCGCGGGGATACATTCGCGCCGGACTGGGCAGAGACAGCCCGCCGGGAAGCCGTGTATAAGGCTCTATGCGATGCAGAGCGAGCCGCCGGGGTCAAGTGGCCATGTGTTAGCTTGTGGCCCTTGCAGGATCGCCCGAACGTGTGCCGGTATCATCTGCCACGCACTGGCGCACATGGCGAGATCATCCCGGCGGAGTATCTGGCAGGCAAGCAATAACAACCCGCAAGGCCGACGCATAACGCGCCGCCGGTGCAAGCCCGGCCACCCTGCAAGGGGTGGGCGCTCATGGGTAACAAACACGATTACAAGCCCGGCACAAATTTACAACGCGCACCCATCGCAAACAATGGCCGCCAGCCCGCCGGGGAGCTGGCATAAGTCCAACGGGAGCCGGTGCACCTCCCCGCAAAACAGATTGCACCCGCCAGCCCCACGAGAGAGGGCAGGAAAACAACATACAGGAGGCAAAAACAGGATGAAATATTATTATATTGTCTATGCAGCGGAGCAGGACAAAAACCGCGTAAACCCGTTTACAGGGGATCGCGGCGGGCCCGATTATGAGCCGGGATATTATGCGGCTGTGCTGCGCGTTAGCACTCAAGACAATATATTGCATGTGCTCAACATGTACGCGGGCATGATGCACGCTAATATCTGCAATAGCAAGCGGGAGGCGGATGCAGTTGCCCGCGCCTGGAATGAGAGTTACAAGCGCAACGGGACGGCGCTGTTTTGAGCTAATAAGGGGGTTATAACATGATCTATCAAGCTAATAAGCGCCAATTTGGGGCGCTGGAAGGCCTTGCACACTGGTGCGCCGAGTATTATTATACTCTAGAGAGGTTCGGCGCGGATGATGCCGAGATGCCCGCGATCCGCAAGGATGTGTCTTTTTGCATGGATCGGTGCGACGCGCTGGGCGTACCGTACTGGGCGCAAAACGCTGCCCTTGCATGGGCCGAGAATTGGAGGGCCACGAAGTCAGAGTATTTCGATACCGCGATGGCCCAGAGAGGGATCACCTGCAGCGGGGCCGCAAGATGATTATTTACCCGGAGCTATTGCAACAGCGCGGGCAAGGGCGTAAAATATAGTTGCAGGGGGTGTTTTATATGCTGGTTGTATTGTTCTTGTTAGCTTCTCCGTTTATCATCATTTTTGGCGTGATGCGCCATTTTTAATCAATATAGCGGAGCGCCTGGGCCGTATGGTCTGGGCGCTTTTTTATTGTCTCCGGGCGGGGTGTTCCGTTCTTCCCGGCATTTTTTGTACATGATCGGCGGGGGTATACCGGAGGGGGATTTTAGCAGGTCGAAGGGCGCGGGGTTAGTCCCTCCAATTCCGAAAAAACAAAAAAGTCCCATAAAAGTTTGCGTTCCCATACTTTTTGCGCTAAAATTGAAGGCGGGAATAGAAATGCGCTGAATTGAATATTCCCGCCTGCCGTTTTTGGTGCCGACACACCAAAGGCGGCTTTTTTGTTTGGATTCTTCCTGAATTTTTCAAAAAACAAAAAAGGCCGAAAATCAACGATAAACAGTTTGTCTACAACGGAAAACAATGCTATAATAATAAAAATAGTGCCAAGTGCCATGTGCCAAGTGCCTTTTCTCAAATTTGAGGGAGGGCGCTTTTTATTTTGAAAATTTCTGAAATCGCAAAAGAGAGCACAATGCGAGCCAAGACAGCGGACGGAGCAGTTTATGCGTTTGCTGCAATCCGGGAACTGGAAAAAGAAAACTTCAAGCAGGCGCACAAGCTGAGTGTGGATTTGCATAATAAGCTGGGTACGCTGCCGCGCTGCAATGACCTGATTGAGCTGAACCGGAATCTGCTGCTGTTCAATGCGCCATATAACTTTGATTCCTTTTGCCAGTACATTGAGCTTGACCGTGACCCCAAAAGCCGGTTTTATATGCCGCGCCGAAAGCAGCTGATTCGGATGGTAAACACCCTGCAAAAACTGGAAGATGGGGAACTGGACATTGCAGGAATCATGATGCCGCCCGGAACCGGGAAAAGTACCACTGCTATTTTTTATCTGACATGGCTTGCCGGACGGAACCCCGACATGCCGATTTTAGGCGGCAGCCACAGCAACGCATTTCTGCGCGGCGTGTACGATGAATGCCTGCGAATTATGGCAAAAGGCGGGGAATATTTGTGGCGAGACGTGTTCCCCGGCGTGTGCATTGCCAGAACGAATGCGCAGGACATGATGATAGACATGTACAAGCCAAAGCGCTTTGCCACACTGGAATTTTCTTCTATCGGCAGCGGCAATGCGGGCAAGGTGCGTGCGCAAAAGCTGTTATACTGCGATGACCTTGTAAGCGGCATTGAGGAAGCCATGAGCCGGGAACGCATGGATAAGCTGTGGCAGCTATACACAACGGATTTGCGGCAGCGCAAAATTGGTGAATGCCGGGAACTGCACATTGCCACACCCTGGAGTTTGCATGACCCGATGGACAGGCTGGAACGTAACAACGAAAACAACCCCAGGGCTGAATTTTTGCACATGCCTGCCCTGAACGAGGAAGAAAAAAGCAATTTTGATTATGCCAACGGGGTGGGGTTCAGCACCAAGTTTTATATTGACATGCGGGAATCAATGGATGATGCCAGCTGGCGTGCATTGTTTATGACAAGCCCGATTGAACGGGAAGGGCAGCTGTACCCAGAAGATCAGCTGCGCCGCTACTTTGAGTTGCCGGATAAAGCGCCGGAAGCCATTATTGCAGTATGCGATACCAAAGAAAAAGGTTCTGACTATGCGGTTCTGCCCGTTGCATACAAATACGGGGATGATTTTTACATTGAGGAATGTGTTTGCGATAACGGCGCACCGGACGTGGTGGAAACGCGGCTCTGGATGGTTCTTGTGAAACACAAGGTTCAGCTGGCCCAGTTTGAAAGCAACAGCGCAGGCGGCAAAGTAGCAGAAAAATGCCAGCAGGAAGTAAAGGCGCACGGCGGAATAACCAGGATTGTGACCAGGTACACCACCGCAAACAAGGAAACCAAAATCATTGTAAATTCTCCCTGGGTGATGGAACACTGCCTGTTCAAAGATAATTCCGTTATCAAGAATAACAAGGAATACAGGCGTGTTTTGTCGTTTTTAACAGGGTACACAATGGCAGGGAAAAACAAACATGATGACGTGCCGGACGCATTTGCCATGCTTGCACAATACGCTCAAGGCCTAAATGCGGGCAAAGTTGAAATTGGTACAAGAATTTGGTAAAAAAACAACGTTAATGTGCTTGAAAAATGTGAATTTTATAGTATAATAGTAAATGGAAAGGCTTTATAGTTTAGCTCTTTTCTTATGAACATTTTGTTCATACCTCCTAGGGTACGGAACCAGCGTCCTGCATATGCGCCGCCCTAAATATGGTTCTCCCGCTGGCTGAAATGCCAGCTATTGTGTCGCTATAGTTTAATGGTAAAACTCCTGGCTCATAACCGGGTGCTTGCAGGTTCAACCCCTGCTGGCGGCACCAGAGTGCGCTCTGCGGCGCACAACCGGCACTATGTGGGCCGTTATCAGCCACATAGAGCCTGACAGGGCTTACCTTGTCCGCTGCGCCTGCAAATCTGTCAAGCACTTTGCAGGTGATATATACCGTATAGCCATATATAAGGGCGCTGCGTTCCGAAGCAACGGCGCGGCGGAGGGTGCAAGGCCACCATACGGAACCAGATGCAAGGTAGCGCCTTGCTGTGTGGGCGGTGCGGCTTCCCCCACAAACGATGACAAAGCCTGTGAAAAGCAGGAACCGCACATGCTGTTATAGCTCAATGGTAGAGCAGCCGCCTTGTAAGCGGCAGGCTACTGGTTCAAGTCCAGTTGGCAGCTCCAAGGCCGATGATACAGGTAAAAGATTCAGCCCCGAGCTGAAGTTCCCTGTTAGGCAATCCCTGCACACCTCTCTTTGATGTGTCCCATGCAGGGCTTTTGATGATATGTTCCCGACATTTACGCCGGTAAGTTGCGGTTTAGTTTTAAGTTTCGCGCAAGTTGTAAAAATGCAACCGTGAAACGTGCGATTTTAACTTGACTGTAATTTGCTTATACGCAGTCATAGCTTAATAACGTTGGAAAAGCAGCGCCTGTTGGTGCCGTTGCAGGTTCGAGACCTGCTGACTGCTATTGTTGGGCCGCTCCCACCGGTGAAAGCCCGGCGCAGGCAAAACGCGATAGATAACCTGAACGCCACATCTGCTTGCGCGGACTCTGTTACTGACACCGTTGCGCGTTGTGGCCCCCTTTTAATCAAAGCAGAAACCGTAAACCGACAGACGGGATATAAAACGGGCCGGACGCCGCGGAGTGACTTCCTGCGCGGGATATAAATAGAGGAAATCAAAAACAGGCGTACCATCACGCGCATAGCACTGGATGCCGCCTGTTACGTTGCAAAGCCTGCTACTTTGCAATGGGTGAGCCCGGCATAGCATAAACCGGGAGGGCGGGAACGGGGTTATTTTTGAAAGAAGGGATAAATTGCGAGTAAGTGTTTACTGCCCGTGCTGCGGTGCGGCAGGAATCAAGCGGAAGCTGATGGAAGTTGATACAGCAGCAAAGGGAACGATTTATCCCTATTGCAAAGCGTGCAAACGGAACATTGAAATCCATTTGCCGCTGAAAAAATAAAGTGCCAAGTGCCCTGTGCCAAGTGCCAGCTGAACCTTAATTGGTTTGGCTGGCACTTTTTGTTTTTGTGCAAAGGAGAACAGCTTGGAAAGAGATCTTGTTGACATCCTGCCGGACGAGGGGTTGCACGGTAGACGGATTATCACCACAAACGAGCAGGAAATTACAGCAGATAACGTTGTAAAGGTGCTGAATACTGCCATTGCCACCCACGACAGGAACCGGGGAGAAATCCAGTATTTGTGGGATGTTTACCGGGGCAAGCAGGATATCCGAAAAAAAGAAAAAATCGTCCGTGAGGAAATCAACAACAAAATCACGGTGAACATTGCAAATGAGATTGTGACGTTCAAAACAGCATTTCTACTTTCCGGCCCTGTGCAGTATATCGGTGCAAAAGGCAGCAAGACGGACAACAGCAAACTGGTTAATTTGAACCGCTGGATGTCAGATGAGGACAAACAGAGCAAGGACAAAGAAATCGTTGACTGGATGCACATTGCGGGGCTTGGCGTGCGGATGGTTCTGCCTGACCCCGGAGCGGAACAGGCGGGAAGCCCTGCCTGCATTTATACCCTTGACCCGCGTGAAGCGTTTGTCATCTACTACAGCGGCTATACCAAAAAGCCAATGGCAGGTGTGCTGACACAGTACGATGAAAACGATGCCAAGTATTACGGTGTTTACACTGACAGCGAATATTTTGAAATCAAAAGCGGGGAAATCACCCGGCAGTCTGGGCATTTGTACGGCAGTGTGCCGATTGTGGAATACCCCAACAACAGTGCCAGAATGGGCGCGTTTGAAGTAGTGTTGCCGCTTCTGAATGGTATTAACACGCTGGAAAGCAACCGCGTGGATAACGTGCAGGATTTTGTAAATGCGTATGACGTATTTCAGAACGTTGATTTGGAAGACGGCCAGTACAGCCAGCTTGCCAGCGGCGGTAAGTTTATCAAAATCAAAGATTCCCAGCAGGGGATGCCTGCAAAAATTTATCGCATCAGCAGCGAGATGAACAGTTCTACTGTGCAGACCGCTGTGGATGATTTGCATGATAAGATTTTGACCATCTGTGGCATGCCGAACCGCAACGGAGGTTCTTCAACCAGCGATACCGGGCAAGCAACCATTATGCGCGATGGCTGGAAAGACGCAGAAAGCCGCGCCCAGGACAGTGAAGACATGTTCCGGCGCAGTGAAAGGCAGTTCTTGCGTGTGTTCCTGACCATTTGCAACACAACAAATAATCTTGGCCTGAATGTAGGGGATGTGTACGCACAGTTTACCCGCAACAACCTGACTGACATCCAGAGCAAGATGCAGGTATTTATTCAGGGCCTGGGCTGTGAAAAGATCGCGCCGGAAACGGTATACCGCGAACTTGGCCCGTTCCGTGACAATGAAATGGCCTTGCAGGAGGGCATGAAATATTACGAGGAAAAACAGGCAGAGCTTGAAAAAAGCCTGAATGAGGAGCTTGACAATGGACTGGAAACCAACGGACAGCGCAATCAGGCTGCTGAACCGCAGGGCGATACGCAGGTTTGAAAAAGCATCCCGGCAGATAACGCAGTTTGATGAATTGAACGTTATGCCCGCCTGCAAGCAGCTATACCAGGATATTGCCAAAGACAATCAGGAAGTTTTTTTAGAACTGGCAAAAAAATGCTACCAGGATGCCGAAGTTCACGGCAAAGAAAAACCCGACAGGGCATGGCTGCTTGCCTTGCTTGCCGGATACAGCGCCGTTACCGGCTATGTGTACGAACACGAGATTGACCGAAAGCGGGCCTACCTGGAAGAGGGGCTTTTGAGCCGGACAAACCATAAGAACGAATTCCGGCGTGCATTGCGGTATTGGAGCGATATGACGTACCAATACGCCGATGACGTGACCGATTCTGCAAGAATCAAGGCATTTACAGATGCCGGAGTAGAACAGGTGCAGTGGCACACTGCCGGGGATGAAAAAGTGTGCCAGGTTTGCCGGGAACGCAACGGAGAGATTTACCCGATTGATAATATCCCCGATAAACCCCACAGGAAATGCAGGTGTTGGCTGACACCTGTTTGATCGTCAGAGAAGACGCTAAAACGCAAAGGTCAGAGAAGACGCTAAAACGCACAAATACGGGCGAGAGAACGCCGACAAAATAACGCGGAGGCACCAATGAAATTTGACACCAGCACCATTGACGGTTTTGAAAACATGAGCGATGCAGACAAGGTGACGGCGCTGCTTGGCGTTGACCTGCCTGACCCGGTGGATACAAAGAACCTTGTAAAAAAAGAAGATTTTGACAAGGTGATGAGCGAAGCCAGCAGTTACAAAAAGCAGTTGAAAGAAAAAATGACTGCCGAAGAAACCGCTACTGCAGAAGCCAAAGCCGCACAGGAAAAGTTGCAGAACGATTATAACGCACTGCTGAAAGAAAACACCATTTCTAAAAACGTTGCCAAGTATATTGCGCTTGGCTACGATGAAAAACTTGCCAAAAGTACGGCAGAAGCCCTTTTTGATGGCGACATGGAAACGGTGTTTGCCAATGCTGCAAAGGCCAATCAGGTGCTTGCAGACAAGCTGAAAGCAGACCTTATGCGCAACAGCCCCAGACCCAGCGGCGCTGGTACAAGCACCGAAGAAGAAAGCGAATACATGGCATTTGCCAAGCGCAGCGGCAAGGCAAAAGCACAGGCCAATGAGGCAGCCGCAAAAGTCATGGATTATTACAAGTAAGGAGTGAAAGCATGAAATTCAAGAAAACGGATGTTGCCGGTGCAGTTGAGATTCTGGCCAGCAATGATTTTACCGCAATCCCGTTTACCACAACCACCGCAAAAAAGGCTGGTGAAAAACTGACAGTTGACAGCCGCGTTGGCGTTGTGCTGTATGACGTTGACCCGGATGAAAACCCCAACGGCAGCCTGCTGGTTGCGGGCGTGATTGATGCAGCAAAGGCAAAGGCACACAGCGGTACCGACCTTGCTGCAGAATCTGACCTGCCGGATACCATTATCCTGCGCACCAATACCGGCGTGAACGCATAACGGAGGTGAAAACATGAACCTTACTGAACTTTTTACACCTGAAATCATTGCGGCAAACTATACCGAAGCTGCTTCCAACGCAATCCCGTACCTGGGCAGCGGTTTGTTCCCCTCTGTAAAGCGTGCTGGCCTTGACCTGGCATGGATTAAGGGCCACAAGGGCCTGCCTGTTTCCCTGAAACCCTCTGCTTTTGATGCAAAGGCCACTTTCCGTGACCGCATCGGCGTGAGCAAGCTGGAAACCGAGATGCCGTTTTTCCGCGAGGGCTACAAGATCAAGGAAAAAGACCGCCAAGAGATTCTGCGTGCCCAGAGCAGCAATGACCCCTATGCGGCGGATGTCATCAACCGCATTTACGATGACCAGCAGGATTTGATTGCCGGTGCTGACGTTGTGCCGGAACGCATGCGCATGCAGCTGCTGTTCCCAGAGGGCGGCGCAATGGGTATTACCATCAAGGCCAATGGCGTGAACTACACCTACAACTATGACCCTGACAGCAAGTGGAAGGGCACCAATTACACCGCCCTGACCACCACTGACATGTGGACTGCCACTTCCACCGCAGACCCGTTCAAGCAGATTCAGACCATCAAGGACAAGATGGCAAGCAATTACGGTGTGACCCTGGCTTACATGGTGATGAACACCACCACGTTCAACCTGATGAAAGCCACCGATGCCGTAAAGAATCGCTGGCTGACCGTAACTGGCCGCAGCATGGGCTACCTGACCAACGATGAAGCCAAAGATGTTATCGCATCCACTACCGGCATTCAGATCGTGATTTACGACAAGCTGTATGCCGATGAGAGCGGCGCAAGCCACAAGTTTGTTCCGGACGGCTATGTGAGCTTTATCCCGGAGGGCGCACTGGGCAAGACCGCTTACGGCACCACCCCAGAGGAAGCCGACCTGGCAGGTTCCGGCAAGGCAGATGTTGCCATTGTGAACACCGGCGTTGCCATTACCGTTGAAACCACCGTGCACCCGGTCAATGTGAACACTTATGCTTCCGAAATCGTGTTGCCAAGCTTTGAGCGCATGGACGAGGTTGCCGTTATGAAGGTGACGGCATGACCTGGCTGATTCCCGATTATGCAGTGTTTTACGGTGGTGAACTTTGCGTGACCGGGAAAAAGGTGAAGATTGCCGACCAGGACAGTGCCGAAATGGCAAAATACGGGAAAGTAATAACCGAAAAGGCGGAAACACCCCATGTGGTAGAACACCGGCGGGGCAGAAAGCCGAAAGTTTGATGAACGGCGGGTGACAGTATGGAGATCTTTGAGCGATTGCAAAAACGGACAGGCGAAAACGACCTTAACCTGTTAGCAGATTTGCTGGACAGCGCAGAATCCGTGATACTGGCCCGCCGTTTTCCTTTTGGCGGTGGTGAGCTGGAAGAGCGATACCGCGATTTGCAGTTCCGGATTGCTCTGGCAATGTACAACAAACTTGGCGCGGAATACGAAACCAGCCACAGTGAAAGCGGAATCAGCCGCACATGGGGCAGCGAAGATGTGCCGCAGCAATTGTTGGAAGAAATTGTTCCGATTGGAAAGGTTGGCAGCTGATGCGCGACCTGAAAGCCAATCAAAAGACGATATGGTATCAGAACAGCAGCGGATTTGCCGCCGTGAAAGATGAGTACGGCAACCGCACCGGCGAGGAACAGCCCATCATGGAACACGCTGAACAGCTGAAAATCAGCGTGAGCGGCGCTGTTGGCGCAATGGAAGCCGCCGCTTTTGGCGGGTTTACAGATTACAGCCGGACAGCCTGCACGGCAAACACAAACTGCCCTTTGCGGGAAGGAACGCTTATCTGGATTAACCGGGATTCTGACGAAAGCCCGAATTACGTTGTGACCAAAAAGGCAGATACCATAAACGGCGTATTGTATGCGATGAAAGAAATCGTGCCATGAAAATTAAGCTGGCGTTAAGCGAAAAAGGCATAGAGCAGGCGATAAAGGAATACGAGAACTGGCAAAAAACGCTGGAAACCCGCATTGAACAGTTTGTAAAAAGACTGTCAGAAATGGGGGCAAAAGTTGCCAAGATACGGTTTACTGCCGCCGTTTATGATGGTGACATGAGCGATATTACGGTTCAAGTAGAACAGCACGGCAAGAAAGCCACGATTTACGCCACCGGGCAGGCCGTTTGCTTTATTGAGTTTGGCGCAGGCGTTGCATTTGCAGAGCATCCAAGCGGGCTGTATGCGCATGGCACATACGGCGATGGGAAAGGTTCAAACCCGAATGGATGGGTTTATGATGGCGTTCCCGGGCCAACGGCACAGCCTGTGTATAACCGCAAGGGCGAGCAAAAGCCCGGCGTTTGGCGTACAAAGGGCAACCCGCCCGCATGTGCCATGTGGGAGAGCGCGGCCCAGATGGCTGCAAGTGTAAAAACCGTGTGGGAGGAGGTAATGCGTTGACAGAGGATTTTCAGCCGCAGATTTTTGAATTCTTTGCACAAAAGCTGGAAGCAAAATTTCCCGGCGTTAAATTAAGCAGCGTAATTACCGACCAGCCGCCAAGTTTCCCGTGTGTTCAAATCGAACAAGATGATTTGCCGACAGACCATGACAACAGCGGCAGAATCAGATTTGTGAATGTGCGGCTCCGCGTGCGCGTTTACACAACGGGAAACACAAAAACAAGCCAGGCCCGGAAAATACAAATGTGCATTGACGAGATAGCCAACAGTTTGAATTTTACTCGGCAAAGTTACATTACAAGCGGATACCTGTATCAAAACAGTGCGTACCGGACCGAAACAACGTACCGTGCGCGAATGACCGAAGACGGGGTTTTGACCCGGACATGATAAGGAGTTGAAAACATGGCAAATGAACATGTAGCTATCAGTACCCAAGGCGTACAGCTGCTTCGCGGTGATTCCAAGACTACCCTGAAAGAGCTGTGCTGGATTCAGGAATATCCTGACCTGATCGAAGACCCGGATACCATTGACGTTACCACACTGATGCACACCATGCAGGCTAACATCCCTGCGCTGCCGAAATCCTCTGCGCGTGCCTTCCCGGCGTTTGTTGACACCGATGCGGGCAACCTGAAAGCAGTACAGGACACGGCGAATACACCGGCCTATTATGCGGTGCGCAGCCGTAATGGCTGGGGCTGGGTATGGCATGGCCAGCACAGTGTTTCTGTGCCCGGAAAAGGCGTTGATGATGCAATTCAGTTCAATATCGTCATTACCAACGATTCTGACCTTGAATTCACCGAAAGCATTACTGTTGCTACTTCTTGAGGAGGAAAACGCAAATGGACAATATCAAACTGACTTTTGAAGGCAAAAGCTACGAGCTTACCTATACCCGCGAGACTATCAAGCAGATGGAGAACACCGGATTTGACATCCAGATGTTGGCACATCAGCCCACCGTTCAGGGCGATAAGATGTTTGCCGGTGCTTTTCTGGCAAAGTGCAAGGGAGTTAAGCGCAAGGTGATTGACGACATCTGGAACCATATGGACATTGAAAGCAAGAATAATGTTCTTGCCGCACTGGCCGATATTTATGGCGATGCAATGAACAGCCTTGCAGATGATGGAAAAAAGGTGACTTGGGAGATTGCTTGACCGACGATCTCCCCGAATGTCAAAAAACATGGGGCCAGATTTTTGAAGAACTAGCCCCTTATTATTTATCAATCGGCATGAGCGCTGACGAGTATTGGAATGGTTATCCAAGACTTGCCAGAGAATACCGGAAATCGCATAAAAAACAGCTTGAGGAATGGAATTATAAGGCGTGGATACAGGGCAAGTATATTGCCGATGCCATATCCGCCACGATCGGAAATGCGTTTATCCCGAAAGGGCGCAAACCGATGCAGTACCCGAAAGAGCCGTATGCGCTGACGGAAGAAGAACAGATTGCAAGAAAGATAAGGGATGCAGAAGAAGCGGAGAGACGTTTCTTTGAGAAATTCAGTTTGATGGGTGGTGGAAGCAATGGCTGACGTACAGATTGATAAACTTACAATCGAGATTGAGGCCAATTCAGGAGCTGCCACAACTAATATCAAAAAGTTGGGAAAGGCGATAGAGTCTCTTTCTTCAACAGGTAGCTTAAAGACTGTTATTGACAGTTTGGAAAAACTGAATGAAAAACTGTCCAATATGAGCAATTTAAGCTCCGCTGTATCGGGAATAAACAAAGTTTCTGATGCAATGAAAAAGGCAACAGGCGTTTCCAATAATATGACTGCACAGACGGAAGCGCTTGGCTCTTCTCTGAAAAATCTGTTTTCACAGGCCGTTGTGATAGCAATTATTCAAAAGGCTAACACACTTTTGGAAAGTGCCATAACCAACTACAGCAAGTACACAGAAGATATTAACCTGTTTGCTGTGGCAATGGGCAATGCGGCTGACAGCGGCGGCAGATTTGCGCAAAAGATGGAAAACGTGCTTGGCATTGACAGCGGTGAAGCCATGCGGAATATGGCTGTTTTCCAAAACCTTACAACCAGCTTTGGCATGGCATCCGATAAAGCCTACATTCTTAGCCAGAACCTCACACAGCTTGGCTATGATATGGCTTCCTTCTTCAATCTGAGAACAGAAGATTCGTTCCAGAAATTGCAAGCTGCTATTTCCGGTGAGCTTGAACCTATCCGCCGGTTGGGCGTTGATATTTCCAACGCCAGATTGCAACAAGAATTGTACAATTTGGGAATCAATAAAAGCATTAACAGTTTGTCTCAGGCGGATAAGGCACAGCTGCGCTATATTGCTATCATGAAGCAGACAACAAATGCACAGACCGATATGGGCCGCACATTGAATTCGCCTGCAAACCAGATGCGCATTTTGAAAGCACAGATTGATTTGCTCGGCAGAAGCCTGGGCGCGGTGCTCATCCCCGCAATCAATGCGATTCTTCCGCCCCTGATTGCTTTTATTCAGGTTGTCAGAATGGCAATCAGCGCGATTGCATCGCTTTTTGGGCATACGATTCAGTGGGGCGATTTTCAGAGTTCCGGCGTAAGTGCTGCACATGGCGTTAGCAGCGGGCTTGATGATGTCGGTGGGAGCGCAAGTTCTGCGGCAAAAGCTGTGCATGACCTGATCGGCGGATTCGATGAACTCAATAAAGCACCAGACCAGTCATCCGGCGGTGGTGGCGGTAGTGGCGGAGGTGGAAGCGGATTAGGTGACATTGGCCTTCCGAGCTATGACATGTTCGCCAACCTTGCAAACAGCAAGGTTACGAAATGGGTTGAAAAGCTACAAAAGGCTTTTGAGAACATCAAAAAAGTGCTTGAACCGTTTATGCCACTTATAAAAGGTATTGGCGCTTCTATATTAACGGCTTTTGCCGTTGGAGCTGTCAGCAAATTCCTGAAAAAGTTCAAGGATTTTATTACTAAAGCCGCTGCGGGAAGCGCTGTCTTTGAAGCATTGAAAAAAGCTGCGGGAGTTTTTGTTTCATCGCTGGAGTACGGGGCCGGTTTTTTGAGGTCTTTTTCTTTGGGGCTTCAATCGTTTAGAAGCGCACTCCCGGTGTGGGCGAAAGTAGCTACTGCCGTTGCTGTGGCGGTAGGAACCTTTGTCACTGCTTATGATGCAATGAAAAAATTCGGGCAGGGGGCAATGGATTTGAAAACCGCCGCAACAAACTGTGTGGCTGCATTTGCCCTGTTTGGGACGATCGGCGGCATTGTGCTTGGCCCAGTTGGTGTAGTGATTGCAGCGGTGGGAACGGCAGCCGGTGCGTTTTTGGGATACAGGAGTGCAATGCAGGAAGCCGGGCAGGAAATGGCGAACGAAAGCCAGTTCTGCCAGACCTTGAATTACATGATCGACCAGTCCACCGCAAGTATTCAGCGGGCAACGGATAACCAGCAGGAACTTAACGAAAAAATTCAAAGCTTTTCTGATGTCGGAACAAAGTATGCAGGCGTTCAAACCCTTGTCGATTCGATTTTCGATTTAAGCGAAAAGTCGAACAAATCCGCGTTTGAAGTGCAGCAGCTCCAGTCCCAGGTAGAATACCTTAATGGTATGGGCCTGGAAGGGTTGAAGCTGCACATGGACGAAACCGGAACAAAGGTGCTTGAAACTCGTGACGATGTAAACGCCCTTATCGAAAGCCTTGAAAAGGCCGCATATGCCGCAGCAGCGCAGGATTTGTTGGAAAGTGCATATAAGGCGCAGATTCAGGCGGAACAAGACCTTGCAGCCGCCAATGACCGCCTTGCTGCGAGCAAGGAAGCAGTCGATACAGCAACAACGGCGCTTAGCAATTATCGTAACGGTCTTTCCACATGGGGTGAAATGCTGGCTGATTTGGGTCTCGATGCGCAATATAACGCTTTGTCCGATTCTTTGAGCAAAGCGAACGAAGCCTACGAAACCGCAACAAGTGACGTTCAGGCGCAGCAAGAAGCCCTTACAAATGCCAATTCTGCGATTGATACCTACACCCAAAAACTTGTGGATATCAAAAGCGGGAACTTTGATATGGCTGATTCTGTAATAAGCTCTACAAATCAGGTTGATACTTCTATGGCGCAAGTAAGAGATTCTGCAAATCAGACTGCCGGAACAGTAACAAGTGCCAACAGTAATATAACAACGTCTGCTACAAATTCCGCTGCAACAATCAGTTCCAGCTATTCGGCTGCGGCACAAAGCGTACAGGGTAGCACGGGTCAAATGAGTAGTGCGGCGGAAAACGCAAAAGAACGAATGACCCAAAGTGCAAACAATACAGCAAGCACTTATGCGGCAAGTTTTGACAATATCAATTCTGGTGCAAGAAGAAATGCGGAAACGGTAAAAGATTCTGCAAGTAATGCCGCATCTGGCGTTGAAGATGCGGCAACCCGTTCCGGCAATGCACTGTCCGGCCTTCCAGAGAAGGCAAAACAATGGGGCAGCGATTTCGCTTCCTCTTTTGTAGATAGCTTTGTCGATACGTGGACAGTCCTTAAATCTGGATTTGAAGATGCGGCGAAATGGATTAGTGAACGGTTCCATTTTTCTGTTCCTGATAAAGGCCCTTTGGCTGATGCTGACACCTGGATGCCTGACATGATGAAACTGTTTGCATCCGGCATTGAACGGAACAAGAACAGCGTTATCCGCCAGGTTGCAGGGCTTAGTGCTTCCATGCAAAAGGAACTTACGGATGCACCTGTCAATGTCAGCGCAGAGGGCACGGTCATTTCCAAACACGATGTCGAAGTATCCGGGAAGCAGTTTTCTTCTGCGCAGGCATACCGCACCGGAAATGGCTCCGCAGACGTTGTTGCAGCAATTCGTGCGCTTGGCACTATTATGGAGCGCAACAGCGATACCAAAGTTGTCATCAACGGCAGAGAGGTATTCCGCGCCGTTAAGGATGAAGCACACCGAGAACAAATCAGAACGGGAAGCCCCGCTTTCTAAGAGGAAGATATGAGCTTCAATAGCAAAGACACAAAAGGTTACTGGGCGGTCAACGGAACTGCGCTGTACAAGCCGCAGGGGTGTGAAATCACGCATGAGAACTATGTCGGCTCCAACAGCGGCCGCACAGAGGATGGCGTGATGCACATTGATTGGCTGCGCCGGGACTTGCGTAAAGTCACAATCAAATACAATGCCATGACAGGGAACGAAATGGACGAGCTTGTGGGGCTTGTTCAGGGCAAGGAATATACCGCAACATTCAGAGACAGGGGAAAGACATGCACGATGTCTGCTTATACAGGTGATTGCAAATATGAACTGTACAACGAAACCTTGTGTTCAAGCGAGGGCGGATTATACACCGATGTTTCCTTTGACATGGTAGAGATGTAAAGGAAGGAAGAATCAATGCTGAAAAACCTGATTGTCAAAAGCGATGGGACAGAGATTGATTCTTCCCTTATTTTGTCTTGCACATTGACGCAGACCTTGAATTCAGGCCAGGAATTCACGATCGGAAGCGCATGCACAGACGAAATAGAGGTCGAATACCTTGCGCAAGATGACAATCTTATTGCAAAAGGCGATGTGCTTACGTTGTACTGGGTGAATGACAGCGGCACAAAAACAAAAGTCGGCATATATTATTGCGAAAAGCCAAATTATCAGGGGCTTATGCGGGAAATATCCGGCACAAGCACGGTTTATAAAGTAGTGGCCTACGACACCATGTCCAAGCTGGATGCCGATTTCTCCGGTTGGCTGCACGCCAATCAGGCACAGTTCCCCAAAACCATCTGGCAGCTGGTTCAGCTGGCCTGCCAGCGGGCGGGGGTTACGCTGGCCAGCAACAGCCTGCCCATCAACGGCAGCTACAGCGTGCAGGCGTTCTACGCGGATGATTTAACCTGCCGACAGATTATCTCCTGGGCGGCGGAAGCGGCAGGCTGCTACGCCCACATGAACGCAGACGGCAAGCTGCAATTCTTGACCTACACAGACAAGCGCAGCACTGCTAAAATCACCCCAGACGGTGCCAGCAACAGCACCGCCTACTATGCCGACAGTTTGAGCTATGAGGACTACACGGTCAAGGCCATTGAGAAAGTCCAGATCCGGCAGTCGGACAATGACGTGGGGGTGATTTACCCCGACAGCACCACTGCCACCAACACCTATGCAGTGCAGGGCAACCTGCTGCTGACAACCGGAACCGAAGCCAACCTGAAAACCGTTGCCCAGAACCTGTACAACGTGCTGAAAAGCGTGACGTACACCCCCTGCAAAGTATCGGTGCCTAGCAGTTCCGGACTTGCCTGTGGGCAGATCGTGCACGTTAAGGACGCACGCGGGCGGGAGTTCGACACCTACCTGATGAGCGCCACAATCTCCTCCGGCAAAGCCAGCTTTGAGAGCGTGGGCAGCGCCAGCCGGGAAAGTTCCAGCGCCGTGAACAGCCAGAGCTACAAGAACCTGACCGGCAAGATGCTGGAGATCAAGACCAGCGTGGACGGCCTGGAAGTAAAGGCCAGCGACCTGACCGGCAAGTACACCGACCTGAAAGCAACGGTGGACGGGCTTTCCTCTGAGGTGAAAAAAGACACCAAAATCACCGGCGGCGGCAACCTGATCCTGGGCAGTGAGAGCTTCAAGAACGCCCTCTCTGGCGGCCCTGGCAGCAGCGTTGTGTATGGCGATGATGGCAGCGCAACAATAACCAATGCGAACACCAACGGGTATTTTATGTTCAACACCATGGGCACTCGCATTATAAAAGGCGTCACATTATGCCTGTCCGTTATGTACAAACTCATTTCCGGCACCGATGCGCTGCGGCTTGGCATTACGTTTACGGGCGATAATGGCAAATATTACATTGCTTACATAAAAACCGCTGACCAGCTCGAAATTAAGCAGACAGACGGCTGGGTGCTGCGGTATGGTACATGGACCCCCGGCCAAAACGGTGTTTTGAAAAAAGCCGATTTCGACAGCAATGACAACTGCACCAATAAGTTTGCGCTGCTTCACCCCATGCTGCAATACGGCAACGCGCCCACCGCGTGGAACGCCAGCTCCGGCGACTACATAACAGAGAAAAGTGCCAAAAGCCTGATCTCCCAATCGTCGGATGAAATCAAAACCGAAGTCCGCAGCCTGAAAGAAACCACCACAACCATTTCCAACGACCTGGACAACACCAAGAAGGAATTCAAAACCGTTAAAGAATCAGTATCCGCGATTGACCAGAAAGCTGACAGCATTACTCAGACGGTAACGCAGCGGATCACCGGCGGCAACAATATTATCGCGGGCACCGATGACTGGAACAATGCGACCCTGGATGCAGGCGGCAATGATCTGAGCAAAAAAGGGACATACACGATCAGCGGTGAATCCGTCCGAGTGACCAACAAAGCGCAGAATACCCGCTTCCACTTTGCGGCGGATAAGTCACTGATGATTGCCAAGGGCATGACCTATTGTGCATCGGTACTGTACAAGCTCAACTCCGGCACGGACAGCCTGTTTTTGCAGTTCGAGACCAAATCTTCCAGCGGCACAAAGACCTATTACGGCTCCGCGTTCAAGCAGGCCCAGCAGGACATTGCGCTGGATAATGGCTGGAAACTGCGGTATGCGGCTTTTGTTGCCACTGCGGACGGCTATGCAGACGGTCTGTTTGTGAGTACCGCGAACGATAGCGCCACCGTTACCAATGACCTGACCATCATGCACCCGATGGTGCAGATGGGCAACGCGCCGACTGCCTGGACGGCCAGCACCGGCGACTATCTGACCGCCAACGAAACCAAAACCGAGATCAA